GGTACACAAGTCGGTGGGTTCTTAGGCTCTGCTATTAAAGGTGCTGGACACTTTCTTAATGCCGCAGTCAAAGTAGGTACTCGTGTTGGATCAGCGTTCAAGTCAGTAACTTCTGCTGTTACAAAAACAATAGGTAACATGGTAGGCGCTACAATTAATAGTATTCCGGGCGGCAAAGCTTTTGGTGGTTTTATGAAAGAGCTTACGGGCGGTGCTATTGATATTACCGGTAAAAACTTTTCAACGGCTTGGGAAGCTACTCAAAACGCTTGGAGCAATGCAGGCTCTGACTTGGGGCAGTTGTTCTCTAAATCTACTTTTGATTCTAGTATGAACAAGTTTGGTATTGAAGCAAGCCTAGAAGAAGGGTTCCAGCGAGCAGGCATAACTGATCCAATTGCTACGCCTGACCAACAAACAGTAGGGCTATTAGATGGTGCGCCAGCAGACATGATCGGCCCTCCATTAGAAGGCCAAGCAAAACTACTTGACACGACAATGGGCAATGTATCTTTAGAGACAATGCAACTAGACCCTACTCAAGTTGGTGTAGCGGTAGATCCTTCTGTTCAAAATTTTATATCGCAATATGAAGCGCCTATGCCGATACCGCTTCCAGACCCTGTTATAGAAAAATATTCTTCTTTGCTTGCACCTAGTGATAGTATTGAAAAAGCAACTTCTAAAGCAGTTCTCGATTACCAAGCGCCCATGTTGGATACTGCGATTGATCCTGTAGTAGAAAAATCCTTAGCGGCTCAAGCAGGCGCAAGATCTAAAGAGTTCTTGAAGAGTCAGGGAGTCGAAATGAGTTTATCAGGCGTTGCACAGGTTGTAGATTCTTTAGAGGCTCAAAAACAACAGCAAGAGTTTATGAAAACCGTAAAAGATCCTTTTGCTTTTGTAGACATGAGTTATCTTACACCAGCGCCGATTCAAACTTCTCCCGGTCTTTCTACAGCAGGACTAACTCCAATGTCAGGCTTTGATTACTTCAATCAAATCCAAGACGATATTTTAAACTCAAACTATAACAACATTTATGCTGAAGGATATTATGGCGCTCCTAGCTTACAGGCTGGGCTTTCAATGGCTTATCAGGAGTTGAATCAATGAACGAAGATATTCTAAACATTAACTTAGAGCGTAGGTTTCCTGTAGCGGGAATGAGTCTGACTACAGACCCAGACAATCCTATGCCCCATGATAGACCTCCAGAGTTTACAAATCTTCATAAGGCTTTNAACTATATCTTTGAAAATGCNATTGAAGAAGAAAATTATTCTAGGTTTATTAAGTTAATGGCTGATGGCTTCCCACTTATGGAAGTTGTACAAACTNTTTTGTTTGGTGGCTTTTACGAAGGTAAGTGGACATTTCAGCTAATGAACCTTTTGATTGAGCCAACAACATATATTTTCTTGGCGCTGTGCGAAAGGGCTGATATAGATCCGACATTCTTTAGAGATGATTTAGAAGATGACCTAGATGAAGAAGAGTCTCTTGGCTCATCCTTTGCAGAAGTAAAAGGCCGTCAAGTACAGACAGATCTGGAACAAACTAAAAAAGCTATGCCAAACTTAGACCAACAGATGAAAGCACAGATTGAGGCAATTCCTCAAGAAAAAATTGATAGTTTGTTGTCTAAGAATATGGGGCCACAAGAAGGTAGTCTTCTAAATAATACAGGTGGATAATAATGGTTGATTTAACTCAAAACCCTTTAAAAAACGCAGAGTCGCTTTTACAAGAAGCGCGTCAAAACCGCAGACGCCAAGAAAGAGATGATACCAAGGGTATGCTTTTTAATCTTGCAGGCCAAGTAATTGGTAATGTTTTGCAGGGCCGACAAGTTGAAAAGTATAATAGATTTATGAATCAAGAAAGTGTTCTTGGTGAAAGGGCTGTTGTGCGTTCTGCTGTTGATAACTCTCAAAAGACTGTTGAGAAAGCAAGGATAGCCTCTAGTTATACCGGCGGCAAAAAAGCTTTTTTTCAGGATGAACTTTTTCAAACTTATAAGGCTCATTTAGATACAAGACTGTCAGCAGAAAATCCTTACTATAATCAAGCTCAAGCAGATGCACTGGCTAAAAAAATGGCGGCTGAGTCTGTAGATGATTATATAAATGCTTTTGATGCACAACTAAAAACCGCTCAAGCTGTTGTATCAACTACCGGCGGTGATCGACTTGCTTATGCTAAAGCTTTAAGAGAAGCTTCTGGTGTTGATGCAGGAGTACTGGGGCGTGGACTAAGGAAAATTACGTCTTACTTTTCAGATGAAAATGATAGTAATACAGACAGCGCACTATATCGTTCAGTTACTTCTGATACAATATATAAAACTTCTAAAGAATTTCAAGAAGGTTTTGACAAATTTTATTCTATGACCGGAGATTCTTTAGTAGCTAAAAAACTTACTGAGGCTTTAGCAAAAACAGGCGATATAGGGTTAGCGCCTAAAAGTAAAAAAATAGTTAGTCTTACTACTAGAAATGAGTTTGGTGAAACAATAACGGAGTCGTGGTTACAGGTTACTGGTAGGGATGGAAATCCAGAAAGTTTTATTAGCACTGACGGTAATGCCGAAAGACTTTCTGTAGATTCTTGGCTAAGACGTAAAAGTGATGGTAAAAGAAACGGCACTAGAATGTCTAAAAAGGGTGCTAGTGATACATTTGCAGAAGCTACAAATGCTTTAGATAAAGACGGTTTAGAAAAATTACGTGCGCAAGTTAATAATAAACTTCCTAATAATGCAACAGCAGAGCAGAGAGATGCAGTAACCGCTGTTTTTGGGGAGCAGATTTATTTAGGTAGAAAAGCACTAGAAACAACACTTGGCGATAAAGCTACACGTAGTCAGCTAACTGGTATTGCCGCAACAGCACAGGTTTTAGATCGTGCGGCTTTTGACCAGCGCCCTACATTATTGGCAGGAAATACTAGAGCGCATCCTTTTACAACATGGCAGGCTACAATTGAATATTTTAATAATGATTATGATGAAGTTCCTGTAGCTATAAAAACAGAACTAGAAACACAAATGAACTATTTCTTTTCTGATAAAAATCTAGCTTCTATGTCAAATCAAGATTTAAGAGATGTACAAAGATTTACCGAAAACTCAGGTACTCTTGGCTACTTTGGAAATGTTTTTGATGACGAAGATATTTTTAGGTTGTATGGTAGAACTGGCCCAACTATTCAAGAAAAATTAAACGCAGAAATTGCTAGAAGGACAAGATCATAAATGTATGATTTTTATAAAAGTTATAATGCCGCTGTTGCTAATGGAGAAGTACAAGCTCCAGAAGTAGAAAATCTAGCACAAGCAAAAATGCCTTTAAGCACTACGGATTGGAGTCAAAGCACGGAAGTAGTGAGGCGTTTTGAAAATCTTTTAGATTATTTATCTACGACTAATGTTGGCTTGGATGCGGCGACAGATCCTGAAGACGATGACGATCCCATAGAATTTTTGCGAGATGACTTCATGCGTACTGAAACTGCTGTTGCTAAAGCAATGGCTCTGGAAGATGCGCCTGAAAACATAAAGGAAGACTATCGTTGGTTGCGGTCTACCTTTCAAGACTCTGAAGTTACAGGAGCCGGTGAAGTTTTTAAAGCAATAGGTGATTTTGGCACTGATGCTATTTTTAATTATGCAAATGCAGGAACTTTAGCTCTTGCGGCGATTACAGGTAGTTTTACTGGAGGCGCTGGAGCCGCTGGTGCTGTTGGCTCCCGTGTCGCCGCAGGCCAAGTTGCAAAGAAAGCTTTGAACCAAGCTTTAAAAGTAGCTAATCCTACAAATGTGAAAGGCTATGTAGGGCAGGGCGCTTTAATTGGTGGGACCGCTACCGCAGGCCAGCAGATGTTGGAAAAAGAATTAGGTGAGCGGGATGAATATTCGCCTGCTGAAATAGCAGTCGGCACCGCTGTTGGTGCAGGGCTGGGAGGCGCTTTAGCTTATGGGCTTCAGGGTGCTGGATTAGTTGCAAATAAATACATACGGCGTAGACAAATTGAAGATGCAAATACAGATCTTCAACCAACTGAGCCTGCTAATCAAATTGTAAAAACCTTAGCAACTGCCACAGCACCTGAAAAGTTTAGGCTGGCTATAGAGCAAGCAATTCAAACTAATCCTTCTGAAGCCGCAAAAACTGTTGAGCAATTACTAAATCAGGCTACAGCGCCTGAAAAGTTTAAGCTGGCTATTATGGATGCTATCCAGCAAGAGCCAAGCATAGCCGCTCAAGAAATTGAAAGTCTTTTAAAAACTGCTACGGCTCCAGAAAATTTTAAAATAGCTTTGCAACAGGCTATGCAGTCTCCAACGGTAGCCGCACAGGACTTTGAAAGGGGCATGAGAGAGCTTGTCACTGGCTCTATACGCGAAGCAGAGGCTCTTAAGGCAGATGACTTTGCCACTGAAATGGAAAGGCTATTAGGGGACGTTACAGACGATCTGGATGGCCTTATTGCTGGCCTTTCAACAAAGGTTGCTAATAAAGGAGAAGGTCTAACGCCAGAATCTTTTGCAGATCTAGATGAAATTGAAGAGCTTGTTCGTCGAATGGGTGGTGGAGATGATACATACGCACAAGTTGTTGATGCCGCCTTAGCCGCCGCACATAAAAATGCACCTACCGAAGACAAAAGAAATCAATTTTTAAATAGCCTTCATAAAATATCCAGCCGATTTACTTCTTATGTGGCCTTTGGAAAGGCTTCAGGATTTCTTGCGCCCTATACTAAAATATCACCAACAGCCAAACTTCTTATGGAAAAAATAAATACTGAGTTTGCTTTGGGAACTGACCCTACAAAAAGTATTATTGGTCAGCAGGGACAAAAACTGATTGAAGAAAGTTATGCGGGAACTGGAAGACTGATAACAAATCAATTTATGGATATTTATAGAAATGCCGTATTGCCTATATCAACTAAAAGATTTAATACTAAATTATCTGTAGAAGTAAATGATGCCCTATCGTTGTCTATTAGAGGACAATCTTCAGAAAATCAAGAATATTCACAGGCTGTAAATATTGCGGCAGGCCAAATACGAAAAGCTTATCGCACTGCTGGTCGGTTATTAGCTCGTGAAGGGTTTATAACCATGAAAGAAAATTATGTTCCTCGTCAGTGGAAGCGTTCTGCAATAGAAGAAGATTTTGGTTTAGGGACAGATTCACAATTTGCAAAGCTTTTGGTGGAAGAAGGCGAAGCTAAAAATACGGCTGACGCTTTAAGTATTATTGAAGGAATGCTAGACAAAAAAAATCAACTGATAGGTGGTAGCGGTAATTACTTCTTTGCGGCAAAAAGAAAGTTCGACAAAATTACTAACGATTATAAATTTGAAAAATTTCTTAACAATGATGTTAAGTCTACGTTTTATAATTATATGGAAACGGCTGGAAGAGCTTTAGCTAAAAAGAAAGTTTTTGGTGTTATAGAATTTAAAGGCTCAAAAGGCTTTAACAATAAGTGGATCAATCAAATTGCTTCAGAAGTAAAACAGGCCACAGGCAAAGATTTTACTTTTGCTGAAAGAAATAGAATCAAAGAACTTTATCAGGTTGTTACATCTGAATCTATTGATACAGATGATGTGGCTACAAAAAATAGACTTGTAGAAAGTTATGAACTTTCTAATCGTTTAGGTTATCTAGCCCTTGCTCCTGTTTCTAGTTTAACAGAAATTCTTTTGAATATCGGTGTAGCTGGTGGTTCTAGAAGTGCTAAAGGTATTGCCACCGCACACAGAATTGGTTTAGGCAAACTAAACGAAGATTGGAATGATTTGGTTGATACATGGAATGCTTCATTTTTAAAAATTACAAAAAATAACTATGACCAAATTGTAGATGAATTTGGCTTAACTGCAGATGAAGGCTGGCGAGAAATTCAAAGCGTAGGTTTAGCTCTTGAACAAGCACTTGCTTCTATGGCAGATCGTATTTCAGGCGAGGCAATGACCAATGAAACAATGCAAAAAATTAGTAATAAGTTTTTTAGATTTACTATGCTTGATCAATGGACAAAAATGGTTCAGAACGCCTCCTTTCAAACTGGTAAATTATTAATAAGAGATCATTTATCGGACATTATTGATCACGGTTCTGCTCCAATGACAAGAAGAATGCAAAATAAATTTGATGATCTTGCAGAATTAGGTGTAGATATAGAGCGTGGTAAAGCTTGGTTGGCTGATGGTGCAGATAAAAATGCAGAGTTTTATCGTGATGTGGTAAACGGTGCGGCACGTTATGCCAATCAAATTATTCTACAGCCTGATAGAGCTTCTGGACTTAAGCCGCGCTTTCAGTATACACCAGCAGGGACTGTTCTCTTTAACTTATTAGGTTATCCGACAGCCTTTACAAATGATATTCTAAAGCGTGGCGGTAAGCGTTTGCTTAGAGACAAAGAGATTGCGGCACAAACATTAGTGCCTACTGCAATTCTCATGACAGCGGCGGCAGGCTTTACAAACTACGTGCGTAATAGGGGCGAAGGCTACGATGAAAAGAATGCCGCAGAAATTATGTATGAGTCTATAGCTCGTTGGGGCGGTAATAGCCTACCGCTTGATGGAATAATGCGTGTGCGTGATAGCGTACAGTATGATGGCGTTATAGGCATACCACAGGCTTTTATGGGGCCGCTATACGGAGAAGTTGTAGACGCCGTTAAGTATGGCCCTGTTCGGGCTGTGGGAACTAAGGTTCCGTTGTATGGCGCAGGCAAAACAGTGTTAGGGCCTGAAACTATGGACGAGTATCGCCGTGCTTTAGGGGAAGGCGACAAAGCTTTAAAAGAATCTATTCTTGGTGAAAAACTGCGAACATCTTTTAAAAAGGGCGGTGAAGTAGAAGTTCCTCAAGCTCCTGATGAGCCTGATGAGCGTATAGATAAAATGACAGGCTTGCCTTATAACGAACAAGCAGGCACTGCATTTACAGACGAAGAAGATTTTCCAAGAAGTTTATTGGCGAGGGCCGTGTAATGGCGATAGGCGCACTTACAAAAATAATTACAAGGGGCATTGTAGCTGGTGCAGATAATTTATTTGATGAAGCCAAAGTTGCTGACAAAATAAAATCTACAGCAGAAAAGCTGGAGGCTGATTTATATTTAAATCCTGATGTAGATGTTGATGACGTTGACTTAGAAGAGTATGTTGAAAAATATGCAAAACTTTATTCTAAAGATGGTTATGTCAGAGATCCTGAATTAGAAGACATAATTTTGGATAAAGATCCTGACTATAAAATTGCCGATTCAATCTCAAAAATGGTAGACGCTGATTTACAAGGCTCTACATACAATGTATACAAAAGCCAGTTTAATCCAGCAGATGAAGCAGAAGATTTTGATCCCGAAGTTGATAGATCTTTATATAATTATTTATCTGCTCGACTTAGTAAGGCTGAAAATAATCGCTTACTATCAGAGGCAGGCAGAGAAAAAGTTTTAACTAGAACTATCGCTACTCTAAAAGGAATGCCTGAGTATAAAAACTTGCGTGAGTCTATGCCAGATTTTGATGATTTATCTACGCAAATGAAAAAACTTCCTGCACAGTTAGAAAACAGAGAGAAGGCACTAGAAGATTTCTTAGCTGATAGCGTTGAAAAACGTCCTCAATATCGCGGCGTAAGTTCGCTTCAAGATACAGAATGGGACGCCCGTTTCTGGATGACAAATGAAATAGGGCCACACGTTGGTACACTAGGCCAAGCAAATTATTTTGGATTAAAATCGCTAGTAGATGATAATGAATTTGGTAAGCACATGGCTTTGTTTTCAATGGGCATTGAAGGAAACAAGCTTGGAGAAACTTTTGAAAGGGCCGGTTTGTATATAAAACCAGAAGACTTTAATAAAATTTACGACTTAACTTTGCAAGTAAATTCTTATCTAGATGATTTTCTACGAGACTTGGAATTAGACCCTAACGATTTAAAAGCCTACACCAAACTCAGTATTGCAGAAACAGGCCAGCTTGATGATTTTGTACCATCGACAGATGACTATGTACATAAAGACGCAAAGGATAACGTAATGTTTAGGTCAAGGGGCAAACAACCCCTAACAGGGTGGGAAGAAATTGTAGAGGCGGTTGCTACTCAATATTTAGGAATGGAAAAAGGTAACACGACTAGAGATAAACTTCTTTTAGAACACGAAGTAAAGGCCGTTGCTAAATTACTTGGTCAGATGCGTGGCTGGGGAGACAATGTTTATGGTAGCAATGTTCGTCCCGCTACAATACAAAAGGGTTATGTAAATGTTAAAAACCCTTTGAAGATTGGTAATGATGGCGTTTGGAAAATTGAAACTTTATTTAATGCTGGTGATCTTTTAGAAGAATCTATTTGGGATAATGGCGGCATTGATATGTTTCTTGATGCAATGGCTGTTCAGTTAAATACTACCAGAGAAAGCTTATCAAAATCTATACCGTTTAAAAAATTAAATGAAAAAGCACAAATGCTTTCTAGAGAATCTAGAGATATAGAAGTTTCTAGCATTCCACAATTTGAAAAGTCTCAAGCACTGTCAATGGAAATTGCAGGGCTACATCAAGAGTTTAGAAAATTTGTAGAAAGCTATGGCTTTGACAGCATTCAATATGTAAATCAAGTCGAGCCATCTTTTACTACAGACGTAGATAATTATTCTTACATTCTTTTTAAGCCAGAGCAATGGAAGGCTGTCAGCGCAAGACGTTTTGATCCTAATGATAAGCGTTTTGGTGCGGCAGAAGGTGGTGTCATTGGTTTCTTTTCAAGGCTTATGAGTGACCAAGATGAAGTACAAAGGCCAACTAGCCGTGTTATACAGCGTGGAGACACCCTTGAAAAAATCTCTAGGGAAACGGGGGTCAGTATTAATGATCTTCAAAAGTTTAACGACATAAAAGATCCTAATAGAATAGCCGTAGGACAATCAATACGCTTTGAGCCGCCCGTAGAAAAAAATCAGGTGGTGTCTAATATTGCCAGTTATTTAAATCCTTTTGCAAGCGATAAGACTGAAAAAGATTACGACACTAAAGTTGTAAGTGAACTAAAAAAAGCCGCAAAGAACGCCTTATCTTCTGGCAGAATGAATATTGAATACAAAGATTATAGGGGTGCGAATGTACGAGGTCAAGCTTCTAGTCCAAAGCAACGTGCTAAAGACAGCTTTATTCGTAGGGCGGCGATGGGGCAACTAAATCCCACAGAGGAAGCCGCATTTTCTGTTGGTGGCGCACAGATAATAGTAGAAGACGGAAAGGTTTTTGCAACAGATATTTATGACTTTTCAGAGATCCCACTTGATAAAGTAAAAGATGTTTATAGTGGCGCAAGATATCTGGCGGGTAAGCTTCCCGGCAGAGAATTTAAAAGTAAGATACTGTTGGGAACCACAGAACAGTTTGGTTTGCGTGAAGGACGCGCTAAAGGCGGTAAGATCGACAAGAAAAAGATGAAGTGCAACAAGCCTAAGCGAACACCTAGCCATCCTAAGAAGTCTCATGTTGTCAAAGCCTGCAAAGACGGTAAAGAAAAGATTATACGCTTTGGTGAGCAAGGCGCTAAGACTGCGGGTAAACCCAAGGCTGGTGAATCTAAGCGCATGAAGGCCAAGCGCAAGAGCTTCAAAGCCCGTCACAGAAAAAACATCAAGCGTGGAAATATGTCTGCGGCTTATTGGGCTGATAAGGTCAAGTGGTAACGCTCAGTAAGATTGTATGGCACGATGCCTCTGGAGGCTCAAACATGGGCTGGAGGGATATCAATGAACTCAAACAGATTACAGCCGCCGTTGCAGTTTCTTGCGGTATGGTAATCCACGAGGACGATGACCTTATAATTATATGTCCTCATGTGTTGCTTGAAGATGGTAAGGCCGTGCAGGGCGATGCAGAGATAGCGATTCCAAAGGCTTGGATAATTTCAAACGAAAAATTATTGGCGTTACCGCCCGGAGATTAAGATGGCTAAACAAAAAGTAAACGCAAGTACACTAGCTAAAATTAGACCGATAGAAGTATTTGGGCAAGTTGCTAGAGTAATATCAGATATTAGCCCCACTGGTCAATTTATACGTAGTTTAAATCAAGGCTCTAGCTTTGGCCCCAACAGGCCTATGCCCACAACACCAGATACTCCAGCACTTTCTAGTGGCTCAAGAGGAGGGCGAGGCGGCAAAAGTAAAGGAATGAATATAAATCAACTGGAGCGTAAACATCCTTTAGCCCAAGCTGATAAAGGAAAAGATCAGTATTCTAAAGGTGGTAAAGTCGCATACAAGTCTGTCTTTGATATGGAGCGTTGACAATGCAAAGTATTTTTGATTTAGACCGTGACCCCTTTAAGAAAGGCGGTAAAGCTAAAAAGAAAAATAAGAGTAGAGTTAATGAAGCAGGCAACTACACAAAGCCGGGGATGCGTAAGCGTCTATTTGAAAAGATTAAAGCGGGTAGCAAAGGTGGTAAGCCGGGGCAGTGGTCTGCGCGTAAAGCTCAGATGCTTGCCAAGCAATACAAAGAAGCAGGCGGTGGCTACACGTAAGGCCAAATTCTACATAAGTTTATTTTCTATTCTTGATCCACAAGTAAAAAAACAGAAGAATAAGAAAGGGCTGAAGAAAAACAAAAAGAAAAATATTGGCGAGGTTATAGCCCATTCCGGTTATGTCACCAAACCATGCAATAGCTAAAACGCACCAATCAAAAAAGTCATTTACATAGGGCAACGTACTCATGTCACTTAAAAAACCTCAACAAGATTTAAAAGATTGGACAAAGCAGAAGTGGAGAACTAAGTCTGGAAAACCTTCTACTCAAGGGCCAGATGCTACAGGAGAACGCTATCTGCCGTCAAGTGCTATTGCTTCTTTATCAGATTCAGAGTACGCCGCAACCTCTGCAAAAAAAAGAGAAGACACAAAAAAAGGCAAGCAACATTCTAAGCAACCTAAAAAGACTGCAAAGAAAACTGCTCGCCATAGGGCTGATACAGGTGGGCTTATCTCATCCGCAATGGATGTTAGCAAACCCTGTTGATAGCGTCTATCTCTGTCTCCAGTTTAGAATGTACATCTCCAGTAATTTCTTTAAAGGCTCTAATAGCCGCACGAATTAATACTTGAGATTCTTCCTCCCGAAAGACTTTGGCTATATGTTCGTCTGGCAGTTCAGTCTGCTCAGTAACTAAAAAGCCCTCTGAGTCTATCAATACCCGAAACCCTATTATTGTTGCGTCTTTCATTACGCTTCTACGTACTCTCGCACATATGAAAGCCCTTCTAAATAATCATTAGACTCGACCAAGAGTTTTAGTTGGGCTTCCACAGCCTCATAAATAGCATCGTGATCGTGAAAGCCTCTAGGATTATCTAGTATTACTTTTATTGCGAAGGCGTGTTTGTTTTTTTTTGCTTGGTAATAATCTTCTAGTGTATTTATTAGTTCATAGCTCACACGCACCTCCTACACAGGCTAGTGTTTGCGCTCCTTCAGTGAAATCATCAGCTTCATTAAGATTCCAATCAAACTCTGTTGGAAAGTCTTTTACCATTTCAGAATATTCATCTCCTGTGATCTGCTCATAGGGGGCTTGAGCATAGGTGTGTTCATCATACGGTAAGAAACTAATACCAGAGACTGTATCAAAGTTATTGTATACCCAATTACCAATCTCAAGAAAATCAGAGTCACGATAGTAGACAGTAATGCTGGGCTTATGCTCACACCAGTGTTCTTGGTATGTTGCCCATAACTCTAATTGCTCCATACCAGACTGCTCAGAAGCAAACACAGCGTCCTCTGGAGCTTTCTTAGGGAAAGAGAATACCTTAGTACTGGGTGAGAAGTTATCCATCTCACAAGGCACTCCAGCGTCTTCTAAGACCTTGCACAGTGGATCTCGTACATCAGCCCTAACCCGTCGAATATAATAAGGGGCATAGCGTCCGTGGATACCTGACGCCGAATCTACCAGTTGTGATACCGTACCGCTAGGCTTAACGCAAGTAATAGCCGCGCTCTGAGGAATGCCTAATCTTTCTGCCCATTCTTTATTTGTTTCTACAGCCACATCACGCAGATCCTGAAGCAATAAATCAAGATCATCGTTTTCAAGAGTCAGTAAAGGATTATCAAGAATCCCTGTAAGACTCACGCCCAGCAAAGATTCTTCTTCTGTATTAGTTTTCCATATACCTCTTAGGTAGCGGAAGTTCGTGAGCGTGGCTTGGAGAGTACCCAAGATAGCCGCAATTCGTACTTTTCTCCTAAGATCGTTAGCTGTATCTTCCGGTCTGACGACAACTTCTGAAAGGTTGCAGAATTGATTTGGTCTAAGGATGATTTCACTACATGGGTTCGTTCCGAAATCTCTGTCACTATCTCGTCTACCGTTTCTTGAAGCTTGTTTTTTACTAGCCGCACGGCTGAATATTCCTCGTTCTCCACTTTGTGATTCATGTAAGCTACTCCATTCGTTATTAAATAAATTAAAGGAAGGCTTGCTAGTATAGCAGGCACTGTTATTTGCAAGGCCACGCTGTGGTTCTGTGTTGTACCAAGCACCGTGCTTTGCTTGTCGGATACCATCATCCTGAAGATCAGATAAGCTGATAAGTGCAGAGCGCCTAACCCCGCCTACAACAACTATTTGAGCGATTTTACAGCAAAGATCGTGGCATTCAAGGGGCGTAAGTCTTCGTCCAGCCGCTCCTTTAAATAATCTAACTGTAAATTTGAAGAGTTCAACAAGAGGTTCTGGGCCGCTTGCACGACCTCCAAAAGTTTTAAGCGAGGCACCCGCAGGTCGAACTCTAGTTGTATCCCATTCTGGTATTTGACCTGAATACAGCAACGAAACCAACTCCCTAAACGATTTCGCCCATCCAATTTTTGAATCTGGCACATGAATGACTGTATCTGTGGCATGGAAATCCTCTGCGATCTCTGGAAGTTTAGAAACATATTGCTCTTCGACACTGAAACCAACGCCTGTACCGCACATAAGTACGTACATCATTTCGTCAAAGGCACGAGGACTATCAATTGCAAGATAACTACAATTAAATCCTGCTACATTGTCGCGGTCTAATGCTTCACCGGCAGTCATCAAAGCTCTCATAGATGGCATGACCTCTAGCTTATGAATAGCTTGGAATATTTCCACACGCTCATCATCATTAAGTTTATCGCCCCAGTATTTAATATAGCGGGTGACCGTTTCTTTCCACGTTTCTCTCCGCTCTTCACTTGGAAGGTAACGGGCGTATCGGCTTTTGTGTATGTATTGTTGATAGGCGTCCAATGATCTTACTCCTTTCTTCGGTTGTGTATTTAGACCAGTTACTTATTTCGTTTAGATTTCTACCACACCCAATGCAAACTTCGTTTTCTATTTTACAAACTTTTGTGCATGGTGATTTCATTCCAACTCTTCAATATCGTTTAGGTCATTTATGTTTAGCTTATATTTGTTTCGCTTCTTGATTGGTTTGTACTTTTCGTCAAGCCGTTCTTCGTACTTTTTTCTTTTATGGCGACTAAACTTTTCTAAACGCTCGCGTTTGCGATCATTCATCATCACCTATGCTCCCCCTCTTTGAAATATCTATCCAATCTTCTGGGATACTATCTTCAGAAAACCATCTAAATCCTTTAGAAGAGGCCCACTCAGCGTGGTTTCTTTTTGTGCCGTCTTTTCTGCGCTTGGCCTGTGGCATGGGGGCGTTGGGATCGGCAAACAAGAATACCAACTCAATGTCTTTTGGAAGAGCCTTGGCTACCCAAACATATTTGTTGTATTCGTTGTGATCCCAGAAGCGGCCCTTTGCCTCAAGATATATTTTCTTACCGTCTATTTCACGAATAAAATCTGGATGGTAAGTATGCTCAACAATATATCTCGCCTTCTCCGAATGTATCTTCCAATCGTTTAGGATGCCTGAGTGTAACTCATATTCCCAATTAGAATCATATCCACGGACGGGTGCTTTATCTTGAGGCCGCTTTGCTCGTGGCCTGCGATATCCTTTTTTTATTTTTGGTTTCAATGTACTGTAGGTATTCCTTCAAAGTGAATTTTTAATATAGCATATAACTCAAGTAAAAGATCATCATCTATTGTTTCTTCTTCTGCTAACTGTTTGGCGCAAAAAAATATTAGCCTTTCCAGCGTCAAGCCTTTCATTTTAAATCAGCCATACAATAACTGTCTAGCATTTTAGATGGCTTCTGCCTGAGTTTTCTTTTTAAATTTCTTTTGATCCAGCGGGGAGTAAATAAAGAATTTCTGTGCGAACCCTGCACATAGTAATACGCGTTATCAGGTATATATTCTTTATAGTTTTTTCGTACAAACTGAGCCGCCTGCTCTTCTGATACTACACTACTCAACCACTCAAGGAATATGTCAATTGATTTTTGATTTATTTTTTTAGAAAGGCGTCGATTCATTATGAATTTCCTCCACCCTTGGTGCAACTTCTACGTGGCTCAAATAGACAGAGCCGGTTGCATATTTAAAAACTCTTAGACCTGTCCCGTTATTTGCATCTTTGTAGCAATCAAACTTGTACGGACAGTAGTTACAGTTGCGGTGAATTTTCATGTTACCTTTCTTTCCTTCAGGCACAGACTCATAGCAACGTGGCGGGGGAGTAGCCAATTTTAGGGCTTTCTTTACGCCCTGTATCTGAGAGTTGATACTAGGCTTGTCAAGCTCTTCTGGGCGATACAAACACAACTCGCCACTCTCCTTATTGATTACAAGAAAGCCGCCCTCAGAGGACTTCTCAGCCTCCTCGTAGCCTGCAAGCTGTGACATATATCCGAAAGGATCATCTTCTCGTAACCGTCCCTCGCGGAACTTGTTAAACGAGAACTTAGATGCGGTTTTAATATCAACTACTTCACCATCAATCTTGCAATCAATATGTCCCTTCACGCCTTTGACTGTTACTTCTTTCTGTTCGTCAGTTACCTCGTGACCAGAGGCACGGACAAGCATAAGAAGAATCTCTTCTAAGATGTGACCATAAAGAAATTTAATTTGTAATGATGGGGAGGGCGCTGAAGTTTCAACTGGTAAATTTTGCTCATACCAAAGTTGACGGGCAGGCCGACCAACATTAGACATACGCAGAGTAAACTCTGAGTTTCTTTTAGAGGGCCTAGCCCAAGCCCGAAGGGAATCTTTGATACGATCTACAGTAAAGTCTAGATCTGCATCTGATAAATTAAATTGTTGTCCTTCAGACAACTTACTAAGCTGTCCATAAATATCGTCAACTAATGTGTCAAGTTTCATTTTCTATGCCTTACGAATCGACACTTGCGTGTAAGTGAATTGTAATGAAGGTACTGCACACCAAGAGTTTTTTGCAGAGGCGTCTTGGCAGACAATCTACCATCTTTGTAGGACTTAACATCTATCAAAGTGATATTACCTTCTGGGTCTAGTGCCACAATATCAACTGGCCCTGTACAGCCACAGTTTTTAAATACATGATAGCCGTTGTCCCATAACCATGTAATGGCGTAATGTTCTGCTAAGTCACCTATGCGACTAGGATCGTGATTAGTGGGTGTCACTCCAGTTATCTCCTATCTTGTACTCGCCGTCAAGATTACAGAAAAGCTCTAGCTCTTCCCCCGCTTTACGAATAGCTTCTACTCCTAGCTGACCGACACAATCAGATTGTTTTTCCAAAGCTTCTATCTGCCATTCATCATGCACGTTGCAGACAAAGTGTGCGTCCAGTGTATTGAGTTTGATTGCTTGATTTAAGTTTATCATAGCCTGCTTCATAACGATAGCCCCGGCACTCTGAAGCAGTGTGTTCAATGCGGCGTGTTCAGATCGGATATAAAGCTTGCGCCCATCAAGGCCCTTTAAGAAACCTTTTGAAGCCGCTCGTCCAACTGCGTCTTTAAGATGTTTAAATGCAGGGAGATTATCGAAGAAACGCTTTCTAAGTTTCGCACCATCACGCTTGTTTCCTCCAACCACACTGCCAAGTTTTTCATCTCCTGCTCCGTATAAGAGTGCATAGATAAATGTTTTTGCCTGATTTCTTGATTCAAGCCCTGCAAGTCGTTGGTTAGTTGAGTGTATGTCTCCGTGCAGTATTTCATTTTTGAAATCCTCATCCTTCATATAATGTGCAAGCATTCTTAACTCAAGACCACTGGCATCAATACCAATTAGCTTATAGCCCTCTTCTACAGTCCAACAGGCTCGACACTCTTTGCCATAAGGTGCAGAAACACTAGGAACCTGTGCCATGTTGGGACTGTTGTGTGTCATACGGCCTGTAATAGTTCCGTTTGGATTGACAAAGCCACGAACACGATCATCATCGTGCGTCTCTTTGAGCCATGAAGTTACTTGAGCAATACGCTTTTGAAGTAAAAGATATTCTGCGATGAGTATGGCTTCAGGTATATCAGTGATCTTACTAAGCGTAGACTCATCTACTATTGGCTGTCCTGTAGGTGTGAAACGCTTAGGCTTCCACCCAAAGTCAATTAGATACTCACCAATCTGCTTACGTGAGCCAAGATTGAAAGGGACTTCTTCAATGCGTACAGCCTTACGCTTGGTAGCAATCTCTTCAAACTCTTCTTGAGTCAAGCGGCTTTTCTTTTCTGAGCCTTCAATAAGACCCATTTTAGATAGCGCACCTGTCTTTGTAAACTGAGGTAGCAGAACGGTCTTGAGTTGTTTTGGCCTAAATGTCTTCTGCACCTCGCGTTCTACTTCCTTGAGGCGATCAGTTAGTTCAGCGACAAGTAATGTCGCGGCCTTTATGTCTAGAAGAAAACCACGCTCTCTTTGATCTGCAATAATTTTTAGTGTCTCGTGTTCAAGTACAACTGACTGGCGGCTGAAGCCACGAGACTCTGACTTAAGATTGTTAAACATCTTGGCGTTCAAGACCGCATCGTTACGGCAGTAGTTCAACATTTCTGGAGAGTATTCTCCGAACTCTGTATGGTCTATTTTCTGTAGGCCAATACGATACCCCCAAGACTCAAGACTATGACCGCCCTCTCGTGTTGGGTTGAACAGGCGAGATAGTACAAGCGTATCTACAATTGCACAGTTCTCTGTCAGATCTATGTTGTGAATCTTTTTGATTGCTGGTAGATCATACCCAATAATATTATGACCGATCAGTTTATCGGCAGACGATAGGTGGGCCAAGCCCTGAACAATTTCTGTAGGGCCAAAGGTTTTGGTTTCGCCAGAGTCAGGATCAACTGCGGCAATACACCAGATCTTTGTCGGTTCTAAACTGTCTGCTTCAATGTCAAAGACAATGCTTTTCATAACTCAATCTCATCTTGTTCTTCTACTTCCATAGCTATTTCACTGAGCCTACCACTATCCTTGTCGTAAAACAAGTGCGTGGCTAGACCTACATCACCAGTGTATCTAGATTTAAGTACACGGACTCGTGTGGTACTGGCCTCCACCGGATCTTCTGATTGCTGATTACGCTCCAAAGATATCACGCAGTCTGACAACTGAGCGATACTTTGTGAGCCACGTAGATGGTTGAGTCCTGTCTCAATACCATTCTCGTGACCACGATTACCATCAATCCTTCTAAGGTGTGACACAAGTATTAGACCTACGCCTGTCTCTTCAACTAGCGTTCTGAAGTTGTGCATAATTGAATCAATATTGCGGCGTTCGTCACCATCCGTTGTCATCGACAGGAGCATATGCAAGTGGTCAAAAACTATCCACTTACACTCAAGGCCCATTGCCATGAAACGCAGTTTAGAAAACACACTATCAACATCGTTCATCCCAAGATGGGCATGAACAAAGACGCGGTTTTTATTCTCGCCATCGTAAAGTACATTGAAAAAGTTGTCGATCTCTTCTTCGCTGAACTCAGCCCGAACACTATCAATATGTAAACGGGCATTGGCTTCGATAGATAATATACCATCAACAGTTCTACGCCAATCCTCTTCAAGAGCAATGACCCCTACTTTGTCGTTGGTATTGGTGATGAGCCAGTGTTCAAGCTCACGAGTAACACTAGATTTACCCAAGCCTGTGCCGCCCGTTAAAGTAATCAACTCTCCTTGTCGCAAGCCGTCAAGCTTTACATTGAGTCCACCCCAAGGATATGGAATAGATTCTTTACGCTCACGTTTCTTGTAGTTCTCACGTTCTTCACTGACGTTTAAAATACCAGACGGCGTGTAAAGTTTTGAAGCCCACCACGCAGTGACGTAAGCTTTGTGGTGGCCCAGCTTGAGCATTTCATTAGGGTCTTTGAACTCAGTAGGGAGCGTAAGTATCTTAGCCTTCCCCGGCTTGAGGATACGCGCCACTTTCTTTGCGGCTTCTCTTCCGGGCTTGTCGTTGTCGAAAGAAATAACCACCGTATCAAACGATTCAAGGAACTCAAGGTTTTCTTGAACGTCCCTTGCCGCGCCCTGCGCTCCATTCTTAACAGATACAACCGGCCATTTACTCCCCAGAAGTTCGTATGCCGCCATAGCATCACACTCACCTTCAGTGACCGTAATGTATTTGCCACCCGCCTGCGCCACTTGCTGACCAAAGAGGCCAGTTCCTTTGGGTGAGCCTGACCAAGTAAATGTTTTGTCTGCATTACGAACCTTCGTAGCAACTTCTTCATTGTTAATGTATGCAGGGTAGTGGTGCTGAATAATATTACCCTGCTCGTCTTTGACTGAACGAACACCAAATTTCTTTGCAGTTTCAAGAGAAATGGATCTGTCGGTGAGTGCGTGATAAACGCTGTTGGTGAAGGGAGTATTATCATTGGATCTTTTGAAGCTATTGAAGTCTGCCACGTTGCCTCCCATTGCAGATTCGTAGTCTTTGAAAAAGGTTCCACAACTAAAACACTTTGCAGAACCGTTTGAATTTACGGAGACAGGATCACTGCCCCCGCAATTTGGACAAGGTTTTTGATAGGCCACAAAGTCGCCCATGCTTATTCCTCCGTGTTATCGTCCTCTACGATTGCATCGTCAAGAAGAAGCTCTTGCATCTTTTGATGCAGTGCTACTGCCGCCGCTTGGTTAATGGTCATGTTTGTTTCAAGATCTTCAATTCTCTTTTGAACGTCAGCGAGCAACATGAAAGTTGCCTGACCTTCTGGAGAAATCTTTTCAACATCGTAGACTTTATCCTCGTGTGTGTATCTCCACATTAAAGTTCATCTCCATCTTCACCGTCAACAATATCAAACTCCGCACCGTCTGGGCTGGCATACTCCACCAACTCAAGAACTTGCATTGCCTGAAAGTCCAAGCCTTTGTACAGGGTGCCGTTCCAAGTGGACTCCCACTCTTTGTACTGCACCTTGACCTTACTGCCGTTGCCGACACTAACGCTCAGAGGCTGTTTGTTTTGATCCAAAAGTTTTGGCGCTGGACGCACCATACCGTTGGGTCCATTTACTTTACGCTTGATAAGAAGTGCTGGGCCTTCTTCCATGTCTTTTACCGTGAAGCCACGAGATCTAAAATCATTTGCAACCTCATCGGATACCACAAGATTCACAGTATACACCGGAGTGTAAGTTGTGTTTGGTGTGGTAACGGATGCCCAATATGCAACACCTTCAACAAGAGCCATAACTAAATCTCCTACGATTTATTAAACAAAAAAGTAATATAGTGCGGAATGCACCTGTACACATAATCAGTTGTCAATTGTTCCCGCTCTTTACGAGCCTGAATATTAATCCAACTAATCATATTCTTTATCGCTTGAGGTGAGGGCATCCCCGCACCTAAGCTCATAACAAATGCCTTGCACAAGGCATCTTCAACACTAAATAATTCTTCCTCCACATTTCCCCCTAATCATAATTGCCAGTAAGCACCGTCATTTTTACTAAGTCCAACAACAAATTAAATTTTTCCATGTCTATATCTGAAACAACTTTTAAGTCTTCTCCAGTGTCAACAATTAAAATAAATGGATATCTAATCTCTTCATCATTAGATTGATCTTTAAGTTTAGTAAGACCTTCTAAGACTTTATCATTAAGAGATTTAGATTTATCTTTATTAAAGTTACCTTGTATAATCTTCAACGATTACCTCCAGATCCTTGAATTACTCCACGGTCAGCACGACTCTGAAGTTTAGTGAGATTATACGCCGCTACTTCAGACAAGTCAACCCCGTGATCTTTCAGGATCATGGCAAGATTCCACAACACATCCCCGGCTTCTGAGATTACATCTTGACGTTCTACTTTACGGTCATCTCCCCGCAACATCGGCTTGATGAAGAGATCAGATAACTCAGCCGCCTCCACCATCAGAGATGCAATGGGGTAAAATTTATCTTTGTACAGCGCAGTTGATGATGCTTGCTCTTGATATTGATCGAAGTTCATGTTAGACTCCACCGACTATTTGAGAAAGTAAGCCGCCAAGTAACATGACAGCCGCGATAGTATTAATTACAATGATTGCACGATCCCTCCATATGAATCCAACGACAGCCCATAATACAGTACCCGCGAAACTTAAAAGCATATCATATATTTGTAGCTCCGGTAGACCTGTACTACGAAAAGAAATGGCGGCGATTAACCATACACTTGCCACCCATTTTAAATACCAATCTAATGTTCCTTTAGGAGTAGCACTCTTTTGAATACGAGAACTGTATTCGATTTCTTCAGGCGTATACTCCCGCCCATCTATCTTGTTTGTAATATTCTTGTTCATCTGCAAAAAGCTCCTTACCTTTGCGAGTAAATAAATATGTTGGATCAACAGCAAAACAAATACGCCCAATATCAGAGCGGTCTGCATCAAAAGCACACTTCTCAAACAGTGTATATTTGTAACCATCCCAAGGCTTTGCAGATGTGTGCATCGCACAGGCAGACTGTAACATCCAACGCTCTGCCGTACATAAATCAATTAAGTGTTTCACAGACTCAATATATTCTGCCGCACGTTGTCCGTGTAACGGATCGTGATCTTCATTTTTTCTACAAGAATCATGGAGATACGCAAAGTACTTAAAGAGTTTTGGATTAAGTTTGAAGTAGTCAGCAAGCTCCAAGCCTGCCGCCATTACATTTGCATAATGCCTGCGACCATGAATATCAGAGTAATAAAATTCGTTATCTTGTTTAAGACGCTCAAGAAGTTTCCTCACTTTGTTTGATCCTCAATCAACCAATTTAAATAGACCTGTGCTTTTTTCAGATCCTCTATTCCATTTTTGTATTTAAATCTATGAAGGTATTTCATAACATTCCCAGCACAATAGTCTCCAAAGCCGGGGCCAAGCTGTTGTTTAATATAATCAATAGCTTCTATTCCACCTTTGTTGTAGTGCTGGGGCTTAGTAACCGGATGATGATTATCTTCAGGATGATAAAGTTTTCCAGTTATAGTTTTGGCTTTTGCCCTGTTCCATTCTTCAGGGGTTGCATCGTCTATGCTCATCGTTACCTCACAATTTTTACATCGGCTTCGGTTTCAATAACAACACGCGCACCACATGATAATAAGGGCTTGCCGTTGCCGCTATATTTTATTATACTACTGCCAAGTATTTCGACCTCGTGACAGTAAGTATTACTGCGTCCTGCTTTAATTGTAATTACAGGCTCGTCCGTACCCTGTTTTTTATTGGCACGAATTTTATGCTGATTAACGTGAATATATTTTTTCATTTTATATAATCTCCTATCATAAAACCGATACTAAAAAAAACAATTATAGCTAACGCATACCAATATTCAGGCATCGTAGCAATAAAATGTTTTACGCGCTCTTTGTCCATCGCATGGGCCTCCCCTTTTCTATCCAATCATGAAACTTAAAGTCATAATATTTTTTGTAAGCCTTGATAGTATCAGGATCTTTGTACTCATCTGGCATACATTGAGGTGGCTCAATAAACCCAGAGACTTCAATGTTTTGTGGGGCTTTGCTCGTAAAGAACTTTAGTTTGTTCCAGCTTTTGTGGTTGTGTTTGAAGCGTCTTTGAAACTCTATACTTAGTGCTTCAAAATGTTCATACAACCATTGATAATGTTGTTTACTTTGTCTAGCCCAGACAGTGCTTGGATGATTGACATAGGCCGCAAGATAAAACTTATCATCATATTTATTTAGCACCCAGCGTTTAGCTTTACGGCCTGAAGAAGATTGCCCGATCACCATTGTACCATCAACAACACGGTGTGCCGTGGACAAAATCTGTGCAGTCTCAAGCGGCATCTTAACTATATGCTGATCGCATTGCTCTTCAGCGGCCCTGCGTGGACAGTCATCAAGATAAAAGATATTCATTCTCAACCTCTTGTATACAATTAAACCATTGTTTAACATCGTAATAATTAGCTACCCAATCCCAGCCACACTCTCCAAAAATATCATTAGCTGATTCATGGGCGGCTTCCCAATCCCCATGATCGCCTATGTTGGCGAGCTTTCCTTCAGTCAACACAAAGTATTGTCTGTAAATACTCATATCAATCTCCGTGATCTGACCAGTGATAGTCTGCATTGCTTATCTCATCAGTAATAAGATCAAATATATAATCAGTATTGAAATAGCTACTGACATCCAATCCTGCCAAGTGGCCTCCAACCATCTCGACTTTATCAAGCTCTACTCCTTCTGAATGATTTGTGTAAAAGATTCTAACATCCATTGTCGCCCAATCACAGTCTAGTTCTACATCTAGAACAAACGATCCATACATACTAGCTGTTCCCATGATAGATCTCCTGATACTCAACCATATATTCTAATATTCTAATGGCCTCTCTAGCCCCGTACTCCTTACCCTCAAAATAATTCGCAAGGGGGGAGTTCTCTCCATACAGTTTTGCATATTTTCGTCGTGCTTTTATTGCATCTGCACAATTCTTTCTAAGATGGCCTCGCCAATGTTTAGCCAACTCAATACTATTTAAGATACTCATTCCCAAACCCTCCGTGGGTAAATAAAGATATCAGTAATAACATTTTCAGACTTGAGATTCTCTGCATCAGCCCTCGCCATACTCTCTGTCCTGTAGAGGTCAAGTGATCTTTCATTTGCAACCGTATCAAAATACTCTACAACCCAAACAACTAATGATTCATCGCTCATAATAATCTCCTAAGAATGTGCGTAACCGTCCGGTTCTATTACTAACCACATACCGCTCCACTGTACACAGACAGCGCCCTCCCCCATAAATACTTCTTGAACAGCCCGTCTAAACTGTAAGTAAGTTTTATTTTGATTTGAGTATATCCACTTCGCTTGTAACGCTTGTTGCTGGGGCTTCGTAAGTCTCATTACAATCTCCTAAAATAAATACAACGCATAAGTACTGCACTTCTTTAGTCCACCATCCAACCCAATATAGATTGGCAACGAACTACCCATTTCAATATTCATTTCTTTTTTATTTTTAGCGACCAGATACTCAACGCCTTCATCGGCTTTAAAATCTTTTAGTCTTTTAACGTGTCTCCAAATAACCATATCGCCGCTGTTGTTTTCGTAAGGGGTTACATAATACATATTACTTTCTCCAAATAAAAAGCGCCCCGAAGGGCGCGTTAGTTTAGTAATATCCTTCACGAACTTTGTGCAGGATATTAAAGATCTCTGATTCAGTGAAGTGCAGATTCCTTAACGATTCAGCCAGACCACTGTAATCAGGATTAGGCTTGATATAAATATAAAGCTGAACAAGAGATTCGATATCAACATTATCAGGCCGCGATACGGAATACATCGGAATTACATACCTTCCGAACGACTTCTGAACGCTTCTGATTAACCGAAGCAATGTTGAGTTGAGACTTCTTGGTAGGTGCTGGAGCATGAGTAGACCAATCCGTTAGTGTATTGTAAACAGCCCATTGAGTCTTGCCCATCTTCTGAGAGTACTGACTCCAAGCCTTGGCAAGATATGTCAACGCACTATTCATTCTAGGGAGCTTGTCAAATACTGCTGACCAAGATACACCACTCTCGTGAACTGCGGCTTGAACCAGATCAAGACAGCCAGCGGCCTCTGCAAAAGTATACATAGCCTGCTTCTCAGTAACCGGAGTCTTGTACATAGTCTGCCACAACTCACGCTCTTTTTCAAACACCTCAAGAGACTTGACAATAGCGCGAGAGGCTTGCTTGATATCCAAGTTTTTGGTGTGTCGAGCCTTGAACAAACCAGCCTCGCCGGTAATAAATACTTGACCATTGAAGCAAGCAGATTGATGAGCGCCTGCTGACATAATAAAAGCAAACGTACTGTTGAGGGAAGTCACGCCCAGTAAAGTAAGCGTGGCATTGTCGCCATCAGGAGTAAGATAGTTATGCTCTGGCAAACGATACTTTACAAATGTCGCCGCACCGTTGTGACTGCACTCAATCTTTTCAACGATGCCGTCAGTCTTTAAACCACTACGCATAATAATTGCACGTTGAGCGTCAATCAATTCACGGGGTGCAACAGGCTTATAGTTTTTACCATGAACACCAAGCTCGTCCATAGTATCTGTGCGAACGACAGCAACTTTTGATGACTCATACCACTGGTCGGTGTCATCATTGAAGTAAAGCATTGGACGGGTTGCGACAGGAAAGTCAGCAACACCATAACTTTTACCAGCAAAAGGATCTGCTGGACGATGAGTACCAAAGATAGAAATTACTTCTGACATAATATGTCTCCAGTTAGTTAAAGGTTTACCGCATCTTGAAGATAGCTGTAATGTACTTGGGATACATGAAAGCCATCCTCAAATCTTTTAGACTTGGTAGCAAGAGTATTACACCAAGTGTTCCATAACTTTTCTGTACCGATGTCGTGACATATAGAAATATAATTCATAACACGACGATTCTTTATAGCTTTTGACTTTATAGACTTAGATAATTTTAAATCTTTCATCGGGATATTGTACATCCGAAGGTTGTGAATGTCAATACAACCAACAAGCCCCGCAGTTAGTTGGCAGACAAAACCAGCCTTTGCCATACCTAGTCCATCAATCTGCAAAAATACATTCATCAACGACAACGCTCTGTCATCATCAGATTTATTTGAATTAAGCACTGCAAGATACTGAGAATAAATAAATTCTTTGCGGGACATGAGTGACCGATATGTTTTGGCTTTGTTGCCCCATATAAATCTGGAGTTGATGCCGTTTAGTTTTACATCTTTTAGCTGGTCGCCAACCGCAAACCACGGCTGTTGTATACTCAATACAACCATCAACACAACATCGGCAAGGTTGTCGCTTGACAATTTAGAATAATATTGCACGGCTTTGGCATGAGTGTCATACATCAGTCAGTTCCTCAATAGAATCAAAGAAAGAATCATCTGGGTAAATACCATGCGTCAAAAAATCAAGTTGGGTTTGAGTAAGATTTGGCATGGCCTCTGCCGCAGTCATTCTATTTTTTTGCCAGTTATCAAACTGTTCAGCAGTGACCGGCAGATCGACGCTGTGTAATTTATTCATGTACGTCATACGAAATTTCATGTCAGCCTCCGTCACGGTGGGGGGCTTCTTAAGTCTTTAAAACCCTTTACCCTGTAAAGGGGTTTTAAAGACGTAGAAGCCCACTCTAATTTAATCTTTCAAGCCGCCAATTATCTTTGCCAGTATCTTCTGGTGCATCATCATACTTGACAACCCGCTGTAATTCTCTAACTTCAGGGGTGAGATCCCAACTAATATCCCAATAACCTAGTTCCTGTAATTTATTTTTAAGATCGATCAATTGGTCACGATGCCGCTCTGCTTGAACACTATCTAAATATTTAGTGCGACGAGAAATACTACGTTCAATTAAACTACAGTCCCAGCTACTTCTATACTCGTGATCTTGATTACCATAGCGCAGACAAAACTCATTCTTTTCCTCAAGACTATGCCTAAAATACCATACATCACATTGCTGGTCATCAACTTCCATAGTAAATAAATAATCTTCTATGGGGTGGTTACATTCATTTTTCCACAACATAACATCCTCCAAATAAAAAAGGGGGCCGAAGCCCCCGAAGTTCCCCCACGGATTAACGAAGTTTTAACAGACACATATCACCGTCTTTGTTGATCTTGTAAAAACTATATCGTCCTCTAAGATAACTTGAAGCCGCTTGCTGAGTCTTAAATCGATCAGCATAAGGCACAACAAACCATTCCATTGCTTGCATTTTTTCAAACCGATCTCTCCAACCAGACTGCCGACCACGAATATTTAATGGCTGTGGAGGAGTGCCGTTGTTAATAGCATGATAAGTTGCACCAAAAGCTGAGTTAGTTTCTGAGTCTAGAAAACGCATAATATATCTCCAAGTAAAGTTTAGGGTGAGTGGTTGACTTGTAAGCAGAGCTTACCATCTTATGGCATAGCGCCAACCAAACTATGCCCACCCAAGACGGGCTAAACTGATTTATCTTTGTGCTTCTGGCCTCTAACTTTTTTTGAGGCTTTTTTGCGGTCTTTAAATACTTTAGATTTGTTAAACTTGTTAGCATTCTTTGCTACAAAATTATCTTTCATATTAAAAACCTTAAAAAAAACCCCGCCGAAGCGGGGCTATAAAGATTACTTACGAATAGTAATAAGNTTTTTGAACTGAGCCGGGACTCGCTTGGCTTTGAAGAACTTTTGAGCCTCGCCATGAGTCATTTGAATATCCTGCTCGTTATAAAACTTGTACAGAATAGCCTTGAACATACGAGTTGTCATATATGTTTTACTTTTGTCACCTTTGGTGTGCAACTGAGCAAAGTGATATGCAACACCGTTAAACTGACGGTATGAAGCAGGCTTGTTGGGGTCGAGCGTTGAGTAATCAAACTGAGACATAAGCACCTCCAAGTGCAATGAAGTTTAGGGTGGTTGCTAAAGAGCAGAGAACCGGCTGGCAGTCCTCTAAGGGCTTCTAAGTTTTAAAACCCTCACAAGTGAGGGGTTTTAAAACTAAGAATCCCTAAGCGTCGAGGTCGGTCAATAAATTTTCAAGCGTCTGAGAAATTAAATCTAGTCGGTTGCGCTCAAGTATTTGATCGCCTCGTAAATTTATTTCATCCAGATAAGCTAAAGCTTTTTCGATTTCAGCAATGATTTGAGTTTCCATTTAGATATCCTCGTTGTGAGAGAAACAATTTTTGATTTCGTTCAAGCAAGATATTCCAGTAAATAATTCCCAAGCCCCATCAAAATTTATATCAGGGTTCATCTGAGAATCCATAATTTTTATAGCTTTATCAAGACGTTGCACAATCCAATCTGCAACCTCTCGTTGTGTCATCTCGTCAGCCATCGTCGCCTCCTTTAAGACCTTCTAAGTTTTAAAACCCTTTACCCTGTAAAGGGGTTTTAAAACTTGAAGGTCTAAAGCCTCAAGCCTCCAAACAATTTTCAAAATTATTTACAATCCAAGCTAATGCTTGGCGATGTTCTGGTGTAGCAGTTAAATCATATATCGGAAATAATTTTGGAGACTTACCTTGAACTACAACAAAATCATATACTTGTCGCATAGTCCTCAAACTCATTTGAGGAATACCTTCGCCTCGCTCTAAGTTATTAAACTTAACTTCGGACATAAAAACCAAGCCAATTTGAGGATGAAAAAACATACAAAACTCCTTTAGAGTTAAGGGTTTATAGATAAAAAAAACCCCAGCAAAGCTGGGGTCTTTGAAGACTTTGAAGCTCTCTTAAGAGAGCTTCTTAGCTAGGGCGGCGACAGCAAGCTGAAGATCAGCCATCTGAGCCTTCAGAGCTAAAAGCTCTGTGTCTTTGTCGGAAGCCTTCGGCTTCGGTGAAGCCTTCGTAGAAGGCTTTGAAGACTTCTTTGAAGTCTTGGGAGAAGCCTTCGTAGAAGGCTTGGGAGACTCCTTTGGAGTCTCAAGCATATCTGCAAAGTTCTTAGGAACTTTGCGGCAGGCAAAGAACTTCTGGATCTCGCCGTGTTTCAAGTTCCTACCAGATTCCTGTTGGAATCTGTACAGGACTGCGGTGAACTTCTTGGTCAGCATATACGAATCCTTTGGATTCGTCAGCTTCGCAAAGCGATTTGCAATCGCTGAGATCTGTCGAGGGGTAGCCTCTCTAGAGGCTGGGATGCTGTCAAAGTTTGGCTTCGCCATAGTCAATTCTCCGAATTGTAAGTTTTGATTGCCACAAGCCTTCGGCTTGAAGCGGCTTCGGAGGGCCTTTAAGTACTTCATAAACTTTAAAACCCTCACTACGTGAGGGGGTTTTAAAGTTTTGAAGTACTAAGCGATTTGCTGAGTTTAAAAATCCTAAGGGATTTTTCACAGGCGTGTGTGAAATCTAAAAAAATCTTTGATTTTTATAGATTTTTTAAAAATCTTTAAAAATCTCTAAAGATTTTTAAAGATTTCTGAGTCTGGCAACCAGAGTCTCTAAAGATCTTAGAGATCTTTAGAGACTCTGGTGGTGGATTTCTAGAATACTTTAAAGTCTGCAAGACTTTAAAGTATTCTAGGCTTCCTAGCCCTTCAAAGCTTTGAAGGGCTAGGCAGGTGACCACCCCCCATCCCCCCTATATATACTCATTCACGCACAATTTAAAAGATTCTGAATGTCAACCAGTTTGTCGCCCCACTCCAAAGGCTTTAAAGTGGGCCTGTGACTATATGTACCCGGTGGGCTACATAATCTATTATATACCTAAAAATCAATTTTGTCAAGACTTCTGCCAACTATTACCATAAAACAGTGTAATAACTACTTGACAGATCTCTATATCAGGGATATAATATATAGTTATGAATAAAGAATTAACTATAAAGCAACAATCATTCTTGGATCACCTTGTATCTTGCAATGGTGATACAAAACGTGCCGCTGAATTAGCGGGGTATGCTGAAGGCTCATATACATCCGTGGTTAAAGCCCTTAAAACAGAGATAATAGAACTAGCCGAGAATATATTAGCCCAGAATGCCCCCAAAGCTTCTCTGAAGCTCATTGAGGTTATGGACAGTACAGACCCCATACCTCAAGCTAACGTCCGTCTACAGGCCGCTCAGACGCTCCTAGACCGTGTTGGGCTTGCTAAAACAGATAAACTAGACGTAAACTTGCAAAACTCTAATGGCCTCTTTATACTACCAGCAAAACAAGAGGTAGTTATAGAGGCTCAATATGAAGAGGCGTAGCAGTAGTACCATCCCGTTTGGTTATAAACTAATGGAGGATGGTGAACATCTAGAAGAAGTTGAGGTAGAACTAAAAGCCCTCAATAAAATTGTGCCGCTAGTAAAAAATAATGTTTTATCTTTACGTGAAGCGGCTACTTGGTTAGAGTATGATACAAATAGAACTATATCTCATACTGGTTTAAAAAAGATTGTAGATCGCTATGAATGATTGGGAGGAAAACCCTGATGCGTATATGCGAAACGACAACGGGGATTTTATACTCAAAAAGGATGGAACACCTCGTAAGAAAACTGGCAGACCCAAAGGTTCGTCAGGTCGAGGCTACAACTACCACTCCAAAACCAAGGCACAGATTGATGCAAGGAAAGTTGTACGAAAGAAAGAAAAACGGTTAGCGCAGGCTCGCACCAAACTTGAAAACTATAAACGGTCACTCGACACTTCTAAAAGTACTCTAAACAAATTAGAAGGAACTGAGGCAAAAGCCGAAGGTAAAATAATAACAACAAAAGTTGACGATTTGCCCAAGGCGTTGAGGACTGTCGCAGAAGAGAATGTCATCTTTAGGCCCAACGATGGCCCACAAACTGACTTTCTTGCCGCTTCTGAGACTGATGTTTTGTATGGTGGTGCGGCTGGTGGAGGCAAGAGCTACGCAATGCTTGTTGATCCATTGCGTTTTGCTCATCGGGGAGCGCATAGAGCATTAATCCTGCGGCGTTCTATGCCAGAGTTACGGGAGCTAATAGACAAGTCTCGTGAACTCTACCCGAAAGCCTTTCCCGGTTGTAAGTACAAAGAAGTAGAAAAGCTCTGGAACTTTCCGTCTGGAGCTAAAATAGAATTTGGATTCTTGGAGAGAGACGCAGATGTTTACCGCTACCAAGGACAAGCGTATAGTTGGATTGGGTTTGATGAGATTACGCACCAAGCTACAGAGTTTTCTTGGAACTACTTGGCTTCTCGACTGCGTACAACAGATCCAGAAATTATACCTTATATGCGGTGTACCGCTAACCCCGGTGGTGTTGGAGCGCATTGGGTAAAGAAAAGATATATTACTCCTTCACCACCCAACGAGTCTTTTGAAGGCTCAGACGGCCTAAGCCGTAAGTTTATTCCTGCTAGGTTAGATGATAATCCATACCTAGCACACGATGGTCGTTATGAACAGATGCTAAAGGCTTTGCCGCCTACACAAAGGCGACAGCTTTTAGAAGGTGATTGGGAGGTTGCAGAAGGTGCGGCCTTCACAGAGTTTGACAGAAACGTACATATTATTGATCCTTTTGAAATCCCGATACATTGGGATCGTGTAAAAGGCATTGACTATGGATATGCTTCAGAATCAGCTTGTGTCTGGGGTGCAATAGATCGAGACGATAATACGTTAATAATATATAGAGAACTTTATCGAAAAGGTTTATTAGCTACAGACTTAGCTTTTATGCTGACTGAAATGGAACTAAATGATCCAATGAGCGTTCCGGGCGTATTAGATACTGCCTGCTGGAACCGCACAGGGCAGACAGGCCCGACAGTCGGTGAAACATTAACAAAAGCAGGACATAAGCTCAGACGAGCAGATAAGAACAGAGTTGCAGGAAAGATTCAAATCCACGAATACTTGAAGGTTCAGCAAAGCGGAAGGCCCAAATTACAAATATTTAATACTTGTCCTAACCTGATACGCGAACTACAAAGTATTCCTCTGGATAAAAGCAACCCTGAAGATGTAGATACCCACGCACCAGACCATGCGTATGATGCGTTAAGGTATCTTATTATGTCTAGGCCGCGTATAGACGATACGTTTAGTCGTATGCGTCAATTACATCGTGAAACTATTTATCAACCTTCAGACGGGACATTTGGATACTAATGGAAAAAAAAGTTTGGCGACCTCTTAACACTTGGGGTATTTATACATTAGGCACAACAATTAGTTTTACAGTTATATATACACTTGTTAGCCTAACACCAATGGGATAAACATGGCAGAAAACAACACTATAGTTGATAGCGCAAACAATCTTTACTTTGAATCAGTAGAAGGTGAGGATGGTCTGTCTATCAATGCAGAGGATCAAGTCAAATCAAACCTTGCTGGCATTGTTGAAGCAAGGTTTGCAGACTCTAAGATGGCTAGAGACTCTGACGAAAACCGTTGGATTACGGCGTATCACAACTTCCGTGGAATCTATCCAAAAAACGTAAGATTCAGAGAATCTGAAAAGTCTCGTGTATTTATTAAAGTTACGAAGACTAAAGTTCTTGCGGCTTTTGGACAGCTTATTGATGTAGTATTTGGTACAGGTAAATTCCCAATTGGTGTGTCACATACTCCTTTGCCTGAAGGCGTTAGTGAGTATATGCACCTTGATACACAAGCGGCTCCCGGTATTGAAACAACTGCACAGCGCGAGGCTCCTGAAGAAATNAGCGAAAGCGGTGCTGGCTTTACTGGGGATGGTCGTGTACTAAAACCCGGAGCTAGAATGAACTCTGGGCAGGGATTATTTGAAGATCTAGAAAACAACGATCAAGTTACTTTTGTTGAAGGCCCAACACCTATTCCAAATATTCCAGAAATTTCTCCAGCTAAAGAAGCCGCGAGAAATATGGAAAAACTTATTCACGATCAGATTGACGAGTCAAGCGGTTCTACAGAACTACGCAATGCAATCTTTGAGTCTACACTTTTTGGAACAGGAATTGTAAAAGGCCCATTTAATTTTAATAAAACCCTTCATCGTTGGGAAGATAGCGAAGATGGACGCGAGTATACGCCTACTTCTGTGCGTGTACCTCGCATCGAGTTTGTAAGTATTTGGGATTTCTTTCCTGACCCTAACGCCACTTCTATTGAAGAATGCGAGTATGTAGTACATCGTCACAAGCTTAATCGTTCTCAACTTAGAGCATTACGAAAGATGCCATACTTTAACGAAGATGCTATTCGTGATTGTATGATGCTTGGCCCCAACTACACAGAAGAAGACTACGAGTACGAACTCAAAGACGATCAGCGTATGTCAGAGATGGGCGCTAGTCGTTTTGAAGTTCTTGAGTATTGGGGTTTGATGGATGCAGAATACGCTAAAGATGTTGGTATTGAACTTCCAGAAGAGGTAGACGTTCTTGATGAAGTACAGATTAATGCTTGGGTTTGTAATGGCCTTGTACTCAGGGCTGTTATTAATCCCTTTACGCCACACCGTATTCCCTACAATGCGTTTCCCTACGAAAGAAACCCTTACAGTTTTTTTGGTGTAGGTGTAGCTGAAAACATGAATGACAGCCAGCAGATTATGAATGGTCATGCAAGGCTGGCAATTGACAACCTAGCCCTTAGTGGCTCGTTGGTGTTTGATGTAGACGAGACTATGCTTGTTGGTGGACAAAGTATGGAAATTTATCCCGGCAAGGTCTTTAGGCGTCAGTCGGGTATGCAAGGCCAAGCTATTCATGGCTTGAAGTTCCCAAATACCTCTCAAGAAAATCTGATGATGTTCGATAAGTTCCGACAGCTTGCAGATGAACAAACAGGTATTCCTAGCTATTCACATGGTCAAACAGGCGTACAGAGTATGACTCGTACAGCTTCTGGTATGTCTATGTTGCTTGGAGCGGCCTCGCTCAACATTAAAACAGTCGTAAAGAATCTTGATGATTTCTTACTAAAGCCTTTAGGTAAATCCTATTTTCAATGGAATATGCAGTTTTTTGATGGAGATCTAAAGACTGCTGGTGATTTAGAGATTAAGGCTATGGGTACGAATAGCCTCATGCAAAAAGAAGTAAGAAGTCAGCGGTTGACGATGTTTCTTCAGACGGCTCAAAACCCAGCTATTGCACCGTTCGTTAAGATGTCAAAGCTTATTAGCGAACTGGCGTATAGTTTGGATCTTGATCCTGACGAAATCCTCAACGATCCCGAAGAAGCGGCAATAGCCGCACAGATTATAGGAATGCAAAATAATGTTGGACAAGCAACTGGCGAACAGTCTGGCCCCATTAGTGAACAACCAGACGTTATGGGAACCCTTGAAGGAACACCTTCAGAACCTACGGATGTTGGAGTTACAGGCACTGGCGATGGAAACATCGGAACCGGAGCTGTTCCGCAGGCAGGGGAGAGCGAGTTCTCTGGCTAACCTCCTCACATTAAAAGAACAAGTAAACCAAAGACGAAAGGATAATGACGATGGCTGAAGCATTTCCAGATTTAAATAAAGACGGTGAAGTAACACAAGCAGATGTGTTAATGGGTCGTGGTGTTGATCTTGGTAGAACTCAAAAAGCAGAAGGCTCTATGATGGTTCCACCAGAAATGATGATGCCTGCTGAAGAACTTCCAGTAGATACATACGACAACATCAGCCCAGAAGAAGAAATGCAACAGGCTGAAGATATGCTTCCAGACGATGAAATGGAAGAAGAGTACGTAGATTATGTAGCTGAAGAAGTATTAGAACCCGAAGAGCAAGAATATTTATTTAAGGTTCTAGACGAAGATCCAAGACTAGAAGGGATCTTAGATAAGATTATTCTTAATGCAACAGAATTTGCTGGTGAAGGGGAAGTTGAAGGCCCCGGTACTGGCATATCAGATTCGATACCCGCAAGGTTATCGGATGGTGAGTTTGTAATCACCAGAAAAGCGACTGACCAAATAGGCGCAGACAATCTCCAAACAATGATGGACGATGCTGAACGTGCTTATGATGGCGGTCTTATGGGCATGGCAAACGGCGGTGAAGCTGGCACAAACCCTTTCGTAAATCCTGAAGAGATGTATGGAGTTCCAAAGGATGGAGAAGAGGATATTGAACGTCAAATGCTTTACTCAAGCCGTATGCCTAGCCTAATGAACCGATAAGGCTACCTAGAACTCTAGCCCCTTATCATTTTATAACCTTGAGGCCACCTTGTAGTATCAAGACCCTGTGTTAGAAGCGCAATAACACAGCCACCTTGAAGAGACAACAAGCCCCAGAAAGGAGAAGTGACATGAGTGAAGAAGAGCAAGCGAATCCGTACAACGCAAAAAAGTCTTGGCATGAAGATGATGCTGAAACTACTAGCAGTGCAGATTCATTATTTTTTGAGGAACAAGAGGCTACTTCCGAAAATACCGGAACCCCTCAAGATGAAAAGCGTCCTCGTACCAATTATAAAAAAAGGTATGACGATCTAAAAAAACATTACGATACTAAGATCTCTGAGTTTAAGCAACGCGAACAAGAACTAGAGGCTATGGCACGATCTGCTCAACCGCAGTATCAACCGCCTAAAAGTGCTGAAGAACTTGAGCGTTTTAAATCAGAGTATCCTGATCTATATGATACTGTCGAAACAGTTGCTCATATGAGAAGCGAAGAGCAAATGAACGCCCTTCAACAAAAGCTATCAGCAATTGAAATGCGTGAGGCCGAAATCTCAAAGCGTGATGCTGAAATAGCTCTTAGAGAGCGACACCCTGACTTTGAAGATATTAGGGGTGATGACAATTTTCACGAATGGGCTAAGACTCAACCTGAAGAAATTCAGCGTTGGATCTACAAAAACCCAGATAATGTTGGATTAGCTAGTCGTGCAATAGATCTTTATAAGATGGAAAATAATATTGCTATTAAGAAATCTTCTCGTCCGTCACAACTTTCAAAGTCCAATGCGGCTGATATGGTATCAACAAAGACTACCGGCGTTGAACCACGCGAAGCCAAGATTTGGACACAACGGGAAATTGCTTCCCTGTCTATGGATGAGTATGATCGTTATGAAGCAGAAATTGATCGTGCCATCGAAGAAGGACGGGTAGCAAGATAACACTTGTCTTTTTAGGAGATTTTTAACATGGCTTATAACCAATCAGATCAGTACTTTGAGCCGTCTACAGATACAGATGCTAACTTTGCAAACTCTGTAGCGGGTCAGACCAATTCGTTCTTCCTTCCTGCTGTTTATTCCAAGAAGGTACTTAACTTCTTTCGGAAGTCTTCAGTAGCGGAAGCTATCACTAACACCGACTATGCTGGTGAAATTACTGCATTTGGTGATACAGTACGTATTATCAAAGAGCCGGTAATCACCGTTTATCAGTACGAGCGTGGTCAGGACGTAACCCAAACTAAGTTGA